GGTGTCCAGTCGGTGCGCACGAGGTGGTCGTGGATGTACAGCGGCGGCAGTTCGTAGGCCGAGCCGTCGAACCCGAGATCGGCCGGTGTGCGGCAGGCGATCGCCCAGGAGGCCAGCCACTCGAAGAACGCGGCGCGGGCGTGGCCCTTGATCCGGTACTTCATGAACTCGCCGCGACTATCGGCGATGAAGAACGTCGAGCGCATCTCGGCCGGGCTCATGATGCCCAGGAAATCGGCGTGGTTGCACAGCTCCTCAAGGTCGTTGGGCGCCGGTGTAGCCGTGCAGGCGAGCCGGTAGGGCGTCTGGTCGAACGCGGCGACCAGTGAGCGTTTGACGGTGCCGCTAAACGCCTTGAGGATCGACGACTCGTCGAGGACGACCGCGGCAAATGCGCCGGTGTCGAACTTGGCGAGGCGCTCGTAGTTGGTGATGACGTGCGTGCCGGGGTCCAGGGCGTCGGCTTGGGCTTGGTCGAGGCAGTAGGCGACGTCGACGCCGATCGCCGCGCCCTCGCGCACGGTCTGGGCGGTCACGCCCAGCGGAGCGAGGATCAGGCCGCGCTGGCCGGTCAGGCGCAGCCATTCCAGTTGCATCCGCGTTTTCCCCAGTCCGGTGTCGGCCCAGATGGCTGCGCGGCCGCGTCCCACGGCCCAGGCGACGATGCGGCGCTGGAAGTCGAACAGGGCCGGGTTGACGTCGTCGGCGTCGACGGCCAGGCCCGAGCTGGGCGGGGTGAACCTCTTGGTCTCCAGGAACTCGCGGTAGCCCAGCGCCGTGCTCATTGCGCACTCCGGTTGCCGATGCCCATCAGCAGGCATTCGGTGGCGCCGTTGTCGGCGTCGGGCAGCGGTGCGCCGATGTCGGGCTCACCCTCGATCGGGCCGATATGGGCGGGGTGGTTGGCCGCCGGCTGGAAGCGCAGCCGCACCTTGTCGCCGATGGTGGCGGTCAGGTCGCGCAGGGCGAGCGGGTTGACGGTGAAGTCGACCGGCTCGCCGTCGAACCCGAGCGGGGCGACCTCGTCGACCAGGGCGCCGTCGACGGTCAGCGTGATCGCCCCGGCGTCGGCCTGCATCCGCATCTGTGGGAGTTTCGCGCCGGCCAGGGTCGCGCACCGGCGCACGGCCTCGGCGAACTCGTCGCCCACGTCGAGGACCGAGGCGGACTCGAATCCGGTGAACAGTTTCCGCCAGGCCGGATAGGGCATGTCGAAGGTCGAGCAGGTCGAGGCGATGCGCAGGTCGTCGCCTGTCGCGCCCGAGAGTCCGACGAGTCCGCCGTTGGTGCGGATGGTGATCTCGCCGCCGTCGAAGGGTGCCAGGATCGCGGTGAGTTCGTCGGCGATGATGCGCACGTCGAGCCCGCCGGGTTGCGGTGTCCAGTCGACGAGGGTGGTGACGACCATCTTGGGTTGCAGGCCGGTGATGCCCAGGGCGTCGCCGGATTCGTCGACGATGGAGACGCAGTGCGCGGTGCTGCGGGCGTCGCTGTCCTTCACGGTGGCCGTCGCGGCGCGGTCGATGGCTGCGCGCAGCGTGGCGGCGTCGACTTTGCCGACGAGGGTGTCGCCGCCGTCGACGACGGGGATGGCGGGATAGTCGTCGACATCCATCAGCGGCAGGGTGAACACGGTCTTACCGGCGATGATGCGCAGCGCGTGCTCGTCGAGTTCGAGGATCAGCGGGGCGCGCTTGGGAGCGACCTTGACGACTTGGGCCAGCAGTCGGCCCGAGACGGCGATGCGCACGGTCTGGGCGACGTCGACCGCGCTCATGGTGGCCGTGGTCGAGGAGTCCCAGTCGAACGAGGCGATGCTCAGGGTCGAGTCCTGCTCGCTGGTGTCGATGCGCGCGGCGCCGAGGATGGCCGGCTGGGGGCGGGCGGGCAGGCAGGCGAGTCCGGCCGAGACTGCGGCGGCCAGGTCGGCCACGGTGATGTCGGTGGCGATGATGCTCACAGGTCTTCTCCCATCTCGACGTCGAGGAAGTAGCCGTCGCCGATTGCTTCGCGCAGCTGGTCGGCGGTGAGGATGCAGACGGGCGTGTTGTCGGTGACCGGCGGCATGTTGCCGCACGGCAGGCCGGTGGCCTCGACCTCGACGAGGCGGATCGCCCCTGCGCGCACGGTGCGGTTGATGAACCCGGTGAGCACGGCGTGTGCGCCGAGCGCCTGCTCGATCGGGTCGGTGGTGGTGTTGGGCATTCGGTGATCCCTTTCCGGTGGTGGGGTGCGAACGGGCGGGCCAACCCCAGGCCCGCCCGTTCGCGATGGGTGGGTCAGTCCTGGCCGATGACGGCCAGGAATCCGAGTTTCTGCTCGTCGCTCATGCCCGCCCACGTCGCCGCGTTCGCGCCGGGCGGGCACACCGACAGATCCGGGGCCGGGGCCACCGTGGGCGGCGTGGCGGTGGCTCCGGCGAACGCGGCCGCCGCCGAGGTCAGCTCATCGGCCGCCGAGGCCGACGCACGGTCGAAGGCGTAGCGGAACGCCTTGAACGAGTAGGAACCGCTCGGGCCGCCATCGGCGCGCTGCTCGCCCAGGTATTCGGCCTCGAACACCACACCCTCGCGCAGCACTTCGCTGCCCTTCTTGGCGCCGGCGTTGCGGATCGCCTCCTGCAGTGCGATCTTGCGCTTGCCCCAGTTGGAGATGTAGACCGCGCGGATGCCGTCGTCGTCGGCGTTGTCGGGGTCGCGCAGCTGCGTCGCGATGTTGACGATGAACTGCATCTTCGGGTCACCCGAGGGGAACTCGGCGGGCTTGCCGCTGTTGTAGTCGGTGACCTGGCGGTAGTCGATGGATGCGATGGGCCCGCGCACCTTGTCACCCGGCCGGGATTCGGCGTTGAACGCGGATTTGCCGCCGCTGGCCAGGGCCTTGTCGATCTCGTCGTGGATGCTCACAGTTGTTTCTCTCTCTCGTTTTCTCTCTGTTATTTCGGGTGGGTGCCGACCTCGGTCGGCGGGCCGGTCAGGTGACCGGGGGTTTGGGTGGTTTGCGCGCCGGGTCGCCCGCGCACTGCACCGGCGTGGATGGGTGGCGCGCGAAGAACGGGCAGTAGTCGCACATGAGTGGGCTGATCGGCAGGAACGCGAACCGCTCGGGGTGTTCGGCTGCGTCGAGGTCGGCGACCATCGCGATCAGATCCCACATGCGCGTCAGTGCGGCCTGGGCGACGCCGCGGTCCCACGGCTCTTCCCAGACATGGGCGCCGGTGGAGAATCCCGCGCGCGGGATAAACACCAATCGCACCACTTGGACGTCGAGTCCGAGGTTGGCCGCGCCGAGTCCGTAGAGGTGGGCTTGGGTGCGGTAGACCGGGCCGGGGTCGTCGGTGCGGCGGACCTTCGTCATCGTCGAGGTGCCGGGGAATTTCCAGGTCGTAGGCGTCCATCGTGCCGCCGAACCCGGGTGCGGGGTAGACGCGCTGCTCGATGAGGAACCGGCGGCCGTGGCGCTCGTTGTAGCCGCGCAGAACGTCCTCCATCAGTTTGTGCGCGGCCGAGCCGACCAGGCTGGGCAGCGGGTCGTCGGCGTGGTCGTTGCACCGCGGCGCGTCGGCCAGGGCGAGGGTGATCTTGCGGTCGCACGGGTGCCCGATCTCGCTGGGCCCGAGTGCGCGCTGCTGTGAGCGGGGCGCGGCGGCCGAGTGTGTGGCCAGCATCGCCACCAGCTCGTCCTTGAACGGCGGTGGCGCGGCGGTGAGCAGGTCGGCCGGGTTCATGCGGACAGCAACCCCGCGTGCGCCGGGCGCACGGCCTCGAACTCGACGGTCGGCGCGTCGGGCGACGGGTCCGGGTCGACGGGCAGCCACACGAATCGCTGCGGCCGGGACCGCACGACGTTGGGGGTCGGCAGGAGCTGCGTCACGGCGTCGTCGCCCGCGAAGTCGGCCAGGCGCGCCGCGATCACCGCGACACTCAAGCCGTGGCGGTGCCGTCCCCGATACCGGCGTGACGCCCACGAGGCGAGGATGTTGCGCCGCCACCTCATGCCGGCACCTCCGTGTCCGTGGTGCCCCATTTCGCGATGACCGCGTCGAGGACGTCGCCCCGGTCGGCGATCCAGGCATCGCACATGTCGGCGAGCGCCGCCAGCATGGGGCGCCGGACCGTGATCTGGTCGCCCTGGGCTTCGGGCCACTTGTCACCGGCGATGAGGGTGCGCAGCTCGTCGACGGTGCCCGTCCAGCAGCCGACGCGTAGTGTCCAGCCGTCGGGGGTGGGGGTGGGGG